CGCTGATGCGAACTCTTGTACCGCTCGAGCGTCGTCGGGATGCATTTTGCCGAAGGTTTGAACGAAAGGCTTGTATCGCTCGCGTTCCTTGATGCGATCCTGCACTTCGGCGCGGTACTTCGCTTCGTAGTCAATTGCAGATGTGGCAGTTTCGTCTGCTACACCCTCCATCGGGGCGGAATCCACCGCCTGTTCGGGGGCGAAATCGGTCATAAGGGTTGCATCTCCTGTGGTACGCCGGGTTGTCCGGTCATTGCTTGGGGAACCAAAGAACCGGCTGGTTCGTTGGCTTGCGGCAGGGCTTCAGCCCCTGGCATCGTTTGCATCCGCATCATCTGCTGTTGCGCTTCTTCGGCGGCCATCGTCTGGTGCGCCTGAATGTGGATGTCGATTGTTTGACGCACACCCGGCGACGCAAGTTCGTATGCAGGGGATTTGCGTTCACGGTTGTGTTGTGCGATGTGTTTGGCGTGATCATCGAAGTCGGCTGGCATGACGGGGACTTCCTGCATGAGCAGACCGTTCTCCCATTCGGCTTTGGTGATGTCGGGGTCGGTGGAGCCGAGGAACCCTCGAGGGTCAGGCAAGTCCAGCATTCGTGCCAACGCGGTTCCATCCACATTCTGGAATGCTTGTGGAAACTGTTGGGCGAGGCTGGTGATGACCGACTGGGTGGCGATCTTGGAGCGGGGGGCGGTCGCATCCAACGGCACTTTGACCTGCGGGTATTCCTCGATGTCTTCGGCTGTCCACTCGAACTGGAGGGTGTTGCCTTGAGGGGTGGTGAGCGTTTGGCTTCGCACCATGCCAGAGTTCGATGCGTATGCACGATACAACTGGAGGGTCATGCGTCCGATCCTCGCCCACATGGCCGACTGGTTGCGAGCCATCGGGCCGAGGGGAGTGTCGTCTTTTTCGGCGAGAACCGACAAAGCCAAACCGGAGTTGCGGTCGCCAGGTGCTTGACCTCGAGACACCGCATGGGTGAAGAAGATGTCGTCCATTTCGGCTTCCAACTGGGCGGCTTCCATGCTGATCCAGCGGGGAACGTCCGGTGCGGTCTGCCAATGCGGTTCGCCCAGCTCGGCGTTGTACTCCATCACGTCAGCCGGATCGGTGGTGATCACATCAGAATCTTCGATGGAGCCTGCCGGAACCATCAGTCGAGCGTTCGCCGCTTTACGCATATGTTCCAGAATGGTGGATCGCGCACGATTGTAGGCGTACTGGATGTCGCGGGCAGGGGTGAGGAGCGTGTGTCCGACCCATGTGCGAGGGATACGGCGTTGCGTGAACACGGCAAGGTTCAGGCTGGAGAACGGGAACGGCCAGCCTTGCCCGTCGCCGTACGAGTACACCTGCTTGTTGTTGACGACGTGAACCACACAGCCAGGAGTCCGGTTGGTGGGACGTTCGTAATAGCAGTAAACGAGAGTGAGACGGGGCGGTTGACCTTGGGGGCGACGTGACAGCAGGGTGCGGTGTCGTGCCGACAGGGCGGCTTCGGCGTCCGGCACAGGGTCCCAATCCAAGTTGTACCGTTCTTTCACCTGTTCGGGCGGTAGGGCGACGCAACGAATCCAATAGCGGGCCGACTCCACATCAGGGCTACCTGGCTCGAGGCAGAACTCGGAGATACCCAACGGGGTGAGGCGAACCCCACCGGCAGGGATGTCCACACCGGTCACAGGGTCGGTGGCGACGATCTTGCCTAAACCGGGGTCCCAGTCCACCGAAATGGCTGCGGCACCACCAAAAAGGGTTTGGAGCAGGGATTCTTCACGAATCTCAGCCCAATCTTGTTCGTGTGCTTCGGACAGCAACAGTTGCTCTTGGAGGCGTTGACGGCGCAAACTGGAGTCGTCAATACCGGACGGTTCCACTTCCCACACCAGCGGAGAGCGGGTCATTCGGGCGATCAGGTTGGTGACACGGGGACCGAACTTGTCGACGGTGATACGGGTGAAGCGTTCCGCTTCGGTCGCATAATCGAGTTCTTGGACGATGTTACGGGTGTGATCCCACCACACCCATTGGTGGCCACCGAAATACGAAGCGTTCATCCAGTAGTCGCGTCGTTCTTTGAGCAGATACTGGTCGGCTTTGCTCCACAGGTTGATGACTTCCTGCGGTGAAGGTGGTTGCCACGGCTTGTTCACGGTCCTACTGCCTCAACTGGGGTCTGCCACGCGGTGCGGGCTTTGTTGTCGTCACGATCTTTCTTGCGAGCTTTCGGTGTCCGTTCCATTGCTACCGCAACAGCCGGATTCTTGGCCAACAATAGATTAGTCAGACGACGGTTCTCCCGAAGCAGAACTAGACAGAGAACGCCCAGAATCGCTATGGACACCGCAGCGATCACAGGTCACCTACGAAGTCGGTGTCAATGGCAGGGGTTTCCTCCCGACGAGGGCGACCGCGCTTGCGGGCGAGGGGTGCGTCCGGCTCGGATGGTGCGTCATCCGGCGCAGGATCGCCCCCGTCGGTCGGAGGTACAGAGCCTGCCTTCTCTGTAAAAGCAAACTGTACACCATCGACAGCCCCAGCGATAGCGGCTAGACGTGTTTCAGCGTCTTCGGCTCGGGCGGCAAGTTCGTTGGCGACACGATGAGCGGACGAAAGTTCGCCGTAACGCACCAACTCCAATCCTCGAGAGTCCATGCACATACGCCCAATTTCGATAGCGCAGTCGGCACAAATGTACAGACGGGTCACCGCAGACGGATTTGGGTCTTCAGGACTGTTATGTCCATCCAAGTCCTGTTCCATGTCGATAATCGGCTTGGCCACACCACGGCAAATCCAACAGCAACCAGGCAGATAGTTGTAGTTGTCGACGAGCCTCATTCACCATCTCCGTTTCTTGGCTGTTTTGTCCAGCCGTTCAATGAACTTCTGCACCTTACCTTCGGCACCGGGCAGACTTTGTGTCTTTCGACGACCTATCTCTGTGTAAGGACGGCAGGCGAGAAGATAGCGGAGTGCGTCCACCGCATGATCTTCGTCGTCGGTGTCAATGTCCTCAACTTGGACTTTAGCGTGACGCATCGCCGGAAGTGTGCGAACAAGGTTTTCGCACGTTTTGAACACTTGCAGTTTCGGTTGACCGGTGACCGGTGACGGTTGCAGGTAGCGTCGCACATTCTGCCAGCCGGACACTCGAGCGTTCTTAGCGCGAGTCACATGGACACCCAAACTGTTGTACACACCGGCGACGGTGGTCCCCATGCCGGACGTGTTGCTGTAGGTGGACGGGTCGATAGCGGTGGCGGTGATCGGCTCTTGGCGTCCGTTCGCCATCTTAGACATCTCTTTGACTTGCGCCGCCTGCTGGGCGACAGTCAGGTTCCGCTGGTATGCCTCCCGATAGACGTAGCACACCCCAGTCGCGGGGTCCCATGCACCCCACAGACAGCAGTACGGGTTGGCTGTACCGAAGTCAATTCCACGGTATCGGGGCCATTCTTCAGGTATTTCAAACGGTTCTACGACGTGCAGGTCACGCCGGAACTCGGTGAAATACTGGCCGGTGAACGTGTCCCAGTCACCTAACAGTTTCTGTTTGCGTTCCGTTTCGGGGAGCATCGACAGGTGCTTACGGTAGGTGGGGTCAATGTGCGGGTTGTCGTCCACCGTTGACGGCACGAACGCGACCACCAGATGGTCGTTCGGGTCGTGCGGTATCTCGAGGCAGGCCAACTCTTCGTTGTTGTCGGGCAGTTCGACACGGCGCACAATGTCGGGGTTCTCGAAGCCTTCACGCACGTCATAGACGACCGCAAACCGGCCGTGTTGGGTGGGTTGCACCAGCATCCGATACAGGAACGTGTGGCCACGGTCGCCAGGGTTGGTGGCAAACAGAACGTGGGTTCTCACACCCTGGTTCGCCATCCGTTTGGAGGTTCGCAGACGTCCTGAGATCATCAGCATCTGATACGGGGTGAACTGGGTTGCCTCGTCGAAGCCGATGAAGTCGTATTCGGCACTCATGTACTGGCCGACATCCTCGTCTCGAGCGCAGAAACCGTACTCAATGATTGACCCGTTGTCATACCACCATGCTTTCACGTTGTCGATGGAGCGCAACTGAGCGGATACGTCTAGTTGAGAGTACCGCACCTGTGAACGGATGATCAGCGACCGGCGTAGTTCGGGCAGCGCGGTACGAATCAGCAGAGTGCGGTGACCAGGGTATTTCGTGGACAGTTCGTGGGCGTGATAGGCGAGCAGCTCGGATTTGCCTCCACCAGCGGCACCGCCATACAGCAACCAGTCGGTTTTGCCGACCAGGATGTGCGCCCGTTCCTGCCGAATGTTGCCGGTCAGCCTCCACGCCGACATATCGGCCTCGAGAAGACGCAGGTATTCGTCCTGTTCGGCGGGTGTGAGTTGAACGAACTCGTCGTCAGACAGCAAATTCACTATGCGCCGTCCCCAATAGCCCGTAATCCGGCCTCGACACGCCGTTTCGCCTCTAGTTTCAGCTCTTCAAGACGCATCAGAC